TTTAACCTATATGGAATCAGGAGAAGGCAAATGCGAAGCATCAGACAAACTGCCTACCATGCAAGCCACAGTGATAGCAAGGAACGTAGACATACAAGAAATCAGAGAACTGTTGTTGCATATTACTCTAACTAATGATTTTATTGATTATCATGTGTCAAGAAAACTACAAAGACCTTACACAACATTCGACAATCGTGAAACTGAATTAGATTATGTGAAAGAACTTGAAAGTCAATGGAAGTACTAACTCTCAAAGATAACACAATTGGCGATTATCATCGCAACCTTATGAGTTATTACGAACAGGTTAAGACTGAACAAGACAAGATGCATAATGGTGTACGACTGGTAGGAAATTTTGATGTACCTGATTTTGATCTGGATACTCTTAATGTGCAGGACAGGACCATACTACGAGACAGAGATTGGGGCAGTAAGGCAGACTGGCGTGATTACATGATGGGTCATGGATACAACAAAAGCAATACCAAGTTAGAGATGGTAGAAATGCAAGATTTGCCTACAGCACTACTTGATGTGTGCAATTCTTTTGACATGCAGTTGCCTAACTTCACTATGAATATACAGTCTCCTGGATCTGTTGTGCCTGCACACGAAGACACTTGGTATAAATGGTGTGATAGATATCCAAAAGAAATGGAACAGTACACATTCTACGATACAAAGTTTTACATTTGGTTTTTATCTGATCGTGATGTTGGTCATACTTTTCAGTGTGGACACACAGACATTAATTGGCAAAGGGGTGATTTGATAGAAATGCCCTTCTACGCCAGACATGCCACTTCAAATGCAGGATATACAGACAAACTGTTGATACAGTGTCTAGGAATACAACAACATTGACACAATTATTATATGTGTTACAATAAGACATGAGCAAACGTATTGGATTCTGTTGTCAATGGTTTCACCATGATAGGACATTAAAGAAGAAACAATTAGAAGAATTTGAAAGACCTTTCAATACTAGGGCAACCACTGTCCGTTGGCTCAACGAACACAAAGAAGAAGCAGAAGACAAACTGCAATTTGTATTCCATCATAACATTCAAGCAATTAAAAATTTAATCAGCAAGGTTGGTAATCTGCCAGCAGAACGTAGAATGTGCAGAATATCATCTCCCATACTACCTGTGGCAACAGAGAACACTTGGAAATATTATTGGAGTAAACCAGATGTAATAGAATATTGTGAAAAACATTTTGCTGAGTGTGGCGATCTTGCAAGAGAGAAAGATGTAAAGATATCTTTTCATCCAGGTCAATTCACTGTGTTAGCATCAGTGACACCTGACATTGTAGAACGCAGTATAGAAGAATTTGAATATCATGCTTCAATGGCTCGCATGATGGGGTTTGGCAAACAATTTCAAGATGGTTGCAAAATTAATGTGCATATATCAGGAAGACAAGGCCCAGAAGGAATTCGTAAGGCTTTGCCTAAACTTTCACCCGAAGCACGGAATCTTATCACCATTGAGAATGACGAAATGGGTTGGGGTCTTGATGCTTCATTAGAACTTGAAAAAGATCTTGCCCTTGTAATGGACATTCATCATCATTGGATCAGGGACGAAGAATACATAGATCCAAATGATGATAGAGTAAAACGTGTGAGAGATTCGTGGCGTGGTGTAAGACCTACCATGCATTACTCTTATTCACGTGACGAGCACCTAGCAGTTGCCGAACTAGGTGATCGAACACACACTGAGATGCACAACATCCAGGATTTATTGGCACGCGGTTGTAAAAAACAGAAACTCAGAGCACATTCTGACTATTTGCCCAATGCAAAAGTTAATGACTGGGCACTAAGTTTCCTAGACGAGTTCGATATACAAGTAGAAGCAAAGGCTAAAAACCTTGCTTCCGAACAGTTATACAACCAGTATTTGGCGTTATAAGTACATTTTTGTAAATAAACAAGGAGAATGATTATGTCTATTTGGACTTGGCTATTAGGCGACAAAGCAGAAGCAACTAAACCTGCAAAGAAAAAAGCAGTAAAAGTTACTGCTAAAAAGAAAAAGAAAAAAGTCGCTAAGAAAAAGAAAAAAGCCACAAAGAAAAAGAAAAAGTAAATTATGAAGATAGACCATGTGCTGTTTAAAGAATGCCCAAGAACAAAAGCCAAGGTCTGTGAATGTGATAGTGTTACCAGTTTATCAGAAGCAAATGAAACTGTCAATGCAACATCTGAACTGATACACTCAGACACTGTCAAAGGCACAATTAAATTTACACAAGAACCAGGAGGTCCGACTGTGATCACTGGAGAAATAACAGGTGTCGAACCTGGCGAACATGGGTTCCACATACATGAATTCGGAGACTTGTCCGGAGGATGTGACACTGCTGGTGCACATTACGATCCGGACAATGTTGATCACGGAGATCTAGAAGAAGGTCATGTTGGTGATTTAGGTAATGTCACTGCTAATGAAGACGGAGTGATAACATTGGACATATCTGCTCCAAGAGTTGACCTAAGTGGAGACCGAAGTGTGGTTGGTAGATCCATAATAATACATTCAGATAAAGACGATCTAGGTCTTGGTGGTGATGCTGAATCAATCAAAACTGGTAATGCAGGCGAAAGACTTGCTTGTGGAGTGATTGTTCTTTCTTAATTTTTATGCTATAATACGGCATGATAGATAGAGAACATTACGAAAAAGAATATCCTAAATTAACTGAACAACTTCACAAAGTATACGATCCAGAAATTCCTGTTGACGTGTTTGAACTTGGATTAATTTATGATGTACAAATTAATAAAGACAAGTCAGCTGATGTTGTTATGACACTGACTAGTCCTAATTGCCCAGTTGCAGGAGAACTGCCATCATGGGTACAAGAAGCAGTTGCCAATGCAGGATACTCTCCTGTAAGAATGCAACTTACATTTGATCCACCATGGGACATGTCATTCATGAGCGATGATGCTAGATTACTAATGGGCATGTAAATACACATATGATTACAATCACAGACAAGGGAATAGCACACCTTAAATCATTAGCACAAGAAAATAATTCTTCCTATGTGAGATTATCTCTAAATGGCGGCGGATGTGCAGGACTTACATATGACTGGAGCTTCGAAAATGAAGATGGTTATACAAAATCAGATGCTTTACTAGAAGATGTACTGCTTGTTGATCGTATGTTTGAAATGTATATTTTAGGCATGACTTTGGATTGGGTGGTGACGCCATTTAAAGCAGAATTTAAATTTGACAATCCTCAATCAAAAATGACTTGTGGTTGCGGTGAATCATTCTCTGTGAACATGAATGCTTGATCTTGCTACATCAATATTTTCCGTATGGTTAGTAACTGTGACTGTTCAGTTTGAAGAAACTGACAGATCTTTTTCTACCTACAACAAGGAAATAAGTTTTCAGGAAGAATCCTTTTGTAACTTAGCTTTAGAACGCACAGAGCCTATTTTCGAACAATCCTTCCTAGAATATTGGAATAGTGAAACAAACAAAGAAGAATTAAAAGATTTGACCATTAGCCAGTATAGTTTTGCCTGTAAAGAATGGTATCTAGCAGTAGATGGCGAGTGGTATATGATGGGGCAAGTTCCTACAATCGAAACTTAATCATTTGTTAAATAGCATATATGGCTAAGCAATCAATCAACACAGGCACTGGAATAAACACAGGAACGGGCGATACTTTACGTGCGGCCATGTCAAAAATCAATGACAATTTTGATGAGTTGTATCAACTGGTTGGATCAGGAGATTCATCCACATCAACCACACTTGAAACTGCTAACATCACAACATTTATCACAGACGGAGAACTAACATTAGATCCCAGAGGTGACGGAACTATTGTAATGAATGCTCCAACAATATTCAATAATATTATACGTTCGGACGATTCAACCGGGTTGAGCATTGTAGATGATGTAAGAATAGATGGACAACTGTCTTTTGGTTCAGATGCGGCATTTACATTTCCTGCTATTACAACCGCGGGTATCACACTCACAGGAGATATAGTCACTACAGGCAACACAAATATTACAATCGAACCTGGCGGCACAGGTGACATCTTGTTGAAAGCAGGTGGACAGGTTGGTATAGGTTCTGTTGGTTCACCGGACACACAACTACACATCAAATCTGCCTCGTCGATAGTAACACTTCAGAGAACTGCTGACGCAAACACACCTGGTCTAAGTTTTCAAAATTCCAACGGAAATGTAAGAGCAGAACTGCAGATGGATGGAACATCAGGCACATCAAACACAGTTTTTGTTAAAACACATGATGGAGCTTCTTTATCAGAAAGATTCAGAGTAATACACACTGGAGTAAGTGTTACAGGAAATATAGATGTATCAGGAGCAACAGTATTCACACCACAAGATGATTTGGCTACATCAACCACTGCTTTGTCATTATCAAAAACTATACATTCATTAGCCGCTGGTGAAGAAGATTACACACTTGCCGCTGGCACAGAAGGACAGATCATGCATTTTATTATTGCAGGTGGTGACTCTGTGTATGGATCTGTTGCAAACACAACTGTGACAATATCTCAAGTGAGAAATCCAGATGATGGAGATGTGTTATCTACCTATGCATGGAAACCGTTCACAACACCTTTTGGTGCAGGAGATTCTGTTGAGCCAAGAAGAAGTCTTGCAACTTGTGTGTTTGGCAATGGTGCTTGGAACTTGGACGTTTACAGCAATTAAAGTTTTATTTCTGTGGAACTTGCATCAATGTTCCAAATCTTACGCATTTCTACACCCACTTTTTGAGCATACTTTTTTACATCACACTTGGAACACACATGGTGAAAATTGTTTGACGCTCGTGCAGGAGTGACTTTACTCTTGTCACGCACAAACTCTGTGCCACAAGCATCACATTTGAAATGATATGCAGAACGTCTGCGTTTGAAATTGTGTACTTTACCCAGTTTGCTTTCTCGTTGATGTAGGTGTATCTGTGTGGTTTGTTTGATGAACATCTTACATTAGGTTTATAAAAATATTTATTAAATACATTTCGTCAACACCAAAGGAGAACACACTAATGGCAAAACAAACAATAGGAATAGGATCAGCGGCCAACGACGGTACTGGTGATCCATTAAGAACGGCATTTGATAAGATCAATGACAACTTTGATGAAATATACACAGAACTAGGTGGCTCATCGCTATCAAGTTTGTCACTTTCAGGCAACGCACTTATATCAGATGTAACAAACGAAAATATTAATATCACACCAAATGGCACAGGCATGGTGATAATCAATTCTAATTTAGAAGTAAAAGGCACAACTACAGAAATAAATGCCACAACATTAGAAATAGGCGACAACTTAATTGAATTAAACAAAGACAACTCCGGCGGTGCTGACGAAGATGCTGGAATATTGATACAACGTGGATCTGCAGGAAACAATGCGGCGTTGTATTGGAACGAAGGTGATGACAAATTTAAAGCTGTATTAACAACTTCTGCCGCAACTGCCACAGCAGTAACAGATTCAAGCACAGCAACTATTGTAGCCAACATCGAAGGTGACCTTACTGGTGACACTGTAGACGTAAACATTATCAAATCAACTGACTCTTCAAGCATAAGAATACAAGAAGCAGTTGAAATCAGTGGAGCAGTGGTTGGCGGAAGCACAGCCAATTTCACAGGTGCTGTTACGTCAGGTGGTACTTTAACTGGTACTTCATTGACTTGCGGTAATGCTGTATTGACTGAAGCAGAACTTGAAACTATAGACACAATCACAGCAGGAACAGTGACAGCTTCTAAAGCAGTAATTGTTGATGCATCAAGTGATATTACTGGATTCAACGATGTTACAGCAACAGGAACTGTGACAGGAAAAATTGGTGACTTTGAATCTTTACAATCAACTGACTCAACTGGTGTCACAATAAATGACAATCTGGTTCTCAACGGTACAATCAAAGCAGAAGGTTCAGACCGTGTTAACATAGCAGATGGCTTGAATGTGAATGGCACTATTAGTGGAGACGTATTAGATATCACAGAGATACAATCAGCTGATTCGACAGCCATACAATTCACAGACAGTATCAATATTGCAGGTTCAGTATCTGCAATATCACTGGATGTAGACTTGATCAAAAACAGTGATTCATCAGCAGTCAAGATTGATGATGGTCTTGAACTGGTTGGTGTTGCAAATGTCACTGGCGATATTGTGCATACAACAGGAATAACACAACTTAGTGTAGAAACAGTGTCAGGTGACTCTGCTGGTACAGACGCGATTGCTGTGACCACTGATGTTACTTTCTTAGATATGAGTTCAGGTGGTATGACACTATCAATAGCAGATGGTGTAGATGGTCAAATCAAATACATTATTTGTAACCAAATAGGTACAGTTGCAGGTGGTGGTAATGCTACACCAGCCATTCTTGGCAACACCAACGGAAACTGGACAACACAAATTAGATGGGATGCTGTAGGAGAAGCGGCAACTTTAATTTTTGATGCACAGACAGGCAAATGGAACATTGTTGGTTCACAGGGTGTTACAATAACTTAATTTTGCATTAAGATACATGCAAGAACTAAAATTGTACTTCCTAGTGTTTATATTGGTCATTTTGTACATGTGGTCTAATTCCCTACATTAATTTACTTAAATACTACAAATGGCAAAACCCACATGGATAACAGATGCCGGTTCTCTGGGCAGTATTAGTGAAGGCGTATTCTATTCGCAGGCTATTGAAGCCACTGATGCGGATGGTGATACTGTAAAATATACTTTTCATTCTGGCAAATTGCCTGCAGGCATACAAATAAAATCAACAGGATTCATAGAAGGCATACCAACAGAGGTTCCTGAAAGAACAGAATCAACCTTTGTGGTGAGAGCTACGGCAGGTAATGATGTGGCTGATAGAACTTTTACTCTGTTTGTAGATGGTGACGATGCTCCTACATGGATTACTGGAGCAGGACAAATAGCAAACTTATTCGATGGTACTTTTTTAAATTTGCAGTTACAAGCTGTAGACACAGACAACGATATTAAGAGTTACAAAGTTATCGATGGACAACTACCGCCAGGAATTGATCTACTTGAAGAGTCAGGAGTTTTAAGAGGTGTCAGTCAACCTGTGCCGGCATCATTGTTTGATTCTACGCAGGTAGGTTGGGACGGAGTAGAATGGGACGAAACTCAACTTTGGGATTTTACTTTAAGTTTGTCATCTATTAATAAACTTTACGAATTTACAGTAAGAGTGTCCGACGGTGTTGCATTTGCCGATAGAACATTTTCAATAGCAGTCACTGGAGCAGGACAAAAAACTGATAGTGATTTGCTAAGGGCAGACACTACTATACACAGTGCTGATGCATCTGATGGCATCAGGCCATTGCACTTTATTACTGAACCTGATTTGGGTGATTACTACCATGAAAACTATTATATTATTACAATAGACACAGTTGATCCGGATGGCAACCTAGGGACTGCTGGGGATATTAATATCTATTATGCATTGACTAGTGGAACATTACCTCCAGGATTAGAAGTTGATTATAATAGTGGTGAAATATTTGGATTAATACCTAGACAAATTACCCTAGAAGAAACTTACACTTTCACAATCGGTGCAACTAAAAGATCAGATTCAAGTTCATTTATAGAACAAGTGTTCACTAGAGAATTTACTATGCGAGTACGAGGCGTAGGATGGGATGTAATATCTTTCAATGAGGTAGACATGGAGGTAAATCTATAATGGCGAATATTAAATTAGGTTCTATTTCACCTTACAAAGTTTCAGTATTCTCAGTTGGTGCTAGTACGTCCAACAATCTGCCTATTACCTATTCTTATAGAACAGGTAGATTGCCTCCAGGCCTAAGACTTGAACCTGATGGTGAAATCACAGGCAAAGTGAAAAATCAACTGTTTAGTTTTGATAATCTTGATACAACTTTTGATAATAATAATACAACTGTTGATAAAGATTTTAATTTTGTAGTAAGAGCATCTGCTCAATCAGGACAACTAGTAAAAGATCAAACTTATACAATATCCGCTCAACGAAGAACCAAAGACGAAGTTGCCAACATGTATGGAAATTTATATGTACCGGATGTGTCTCGCACAGATTTCTTGAATTTTATTACTACAAACAAATTATTCACTAACGATGGTCGCTACAGAGACCAAGACAGAAATTTCAACACACACACTTATAACTTTAGTGTTTTGTTTCTTGCTGGTGTACATCTTAAATCACTAGGAACAATTCTAGATTTTATGGTAAAAAACAATTATACCGTAAAATTAATACCCGGCGAATTCAAGGCGGCAAAGGCAAAAGATCCTGGAGGTAATACAATCTACGAAGTTGTGTATGCAGAATTATATGATGCTAACACCGGTGCTGATAATTCTATTACATTCACTAATCAATATCTTCCTAACATAACCATACGTTTCGATGCTTCAACAATATTATTGACTGCTGACAATCCACTACCAGTGCCAGGCACCCAAGAAAATCAAATATTCATAAACTCAATAAGGAATATGCAGAACGAACTCAAGTCGGGGTTGACTGTTGAGAACTTTGAATATCTTCCTTTGTGGATGAAATCTGCACAAGATGACGGATTAGTGCTAGGTCATAAAAATGTGTTGCCTATTAGATATTGCAAACCTGGAGAAGCTGAAAAAATATTGTATAGGATCAAAAATGAATCTACATATGATATTAGATCGTTGCCTATTGAATTTGACAGATGGGTTATAGATAATAACATTGGTACATCCTTCGATGGTACAAATAACAGTGTCACAGCAGTCGGCGATGGTAGCACAGTTTTATTTGATGGTCCTAAATCTGTAGCAACCAATAACGCATTAATTGTTACTGTTAACGGACAAAGATTAACAAACACTGAATTTACTGCAACAGGACAGAGCGTTGAAGTAAACACAGCACCTGTTGATGGTGCATCTGTTGTGATTACCTTAAAACCTACAACATTTACAGGCGGTGCTGAATGCACATTAGACGCCAGTGCAACTGTGACAACTTTTGACGGAGATGGCACTAGATTCTTAAATTTAGGAGTAACATTTGATAGAGGAACTATTCTAGATAAACAATTATTGATGCAAAGAAGGTCTGTAACGGATAGAATTACTCATGTATCAGATCAACCAGAATTAGTGAGAACAAGGTAATAAATAACAGTATGGCAACAGCAATCACAGTAGCAAACATTGACGGAGCATTTCCAGTAGCAGGTCAGGATAATGATTCCCAAGGCTTTAGAGATAATTTTTCTCAAATCAAAACCCAACTTACAACAGCGGGTACAGAAATTACTGCATTACAAACAAACAGTGCTGTAACCAATGCAGACACTGACTTCAACGGACACGATCAATCAGAACTAGTATTGAAAGATTGGGGTCAAAAAGTTGTAGCCAAAGGTGCAGTATCTGGCTCTGTTGCTTGTTCATTTGCTGATGGCAATGTTACAACAGCAACAACATCAGGAAACTTGACTCTAACATTTACAAACTTTCCAACTGATGATTCAGGTACAAATGTGTACGCAACAATGAAGATGTTAGTAACTAAAGCAAATTCTACACACACAATTACATTAACTGGCGTAACATTTCCAAATGATGAAGATCAAGATGTTGGCGATTCATCATCTGTATCAACAGATTTTCCAGAAAGAAAAGGCGTGTATGTGTTTGATATATTTTCAGTTGATGGCGGCACAACCAAATACATTTCCAAAATACTAGAATACACTTCAGCCACGTAATTAAATATCTAATATGTTTAATCCACACATGGAACCAAAGTCTCTCACAGATGAACAGTTGGAAACTCGTCTCAAAGATGTTACAATAAAATTGAATCAAGCGGCAAGAATGAACAATCAAAACATGTATCAACAATTGGTTGCAATTCAGAACACACTACAACTTGAAGATCAAGAAAGAAAAATGCGTAAAGCCAAACAAGACAAAGACGATGATAATTCGCAATTCGATGGATTAATCAATGTTAAATGATGATGGCATAAGTTGGAAAACTAGATTTACCAATACCATGTATCTGCAAAATAAGTTGTGGCCTAATGATGTGTCTATCAATATCCACATGTTGCCAATCACAAATGGTCCTCAATCACAGCATGTCACATTCCAAAAAATAAAATATGTGTTTGGTAAAACATTACAAAATTCATTGTTTGTACAGCATGATGATAATCTCTACAAATCATTTAGTGTGTTTGAAAATGATGTGATAGACTTCTTTGACACACCGGTTGACCAAGTGATAGGAGTCACATTGTTAGCAAAACTAGATGCAATAGGTGGTAAAAGTATGAATGTTGATGCATTGGAAATAGAATCATGGCAGGGCGAAAATTTAAGATTTATGATCACTACAGATTCACCAGAATGGAAATTGCTACAAACTTGTGGTGTTAAAGATCCATGGTGGCACGATGACACACCAAGATTTTCCAACTTTACCAAAGAGCCGTTGACATGGGACGATATAGGCTTTACAATAAAACAACATGAAGGATTCAAAGTTATTCAAGGAGGTTAGACATGATTACTGATGCATTTGGTAATTGTTCTTTCTCTACACGTGAAGTGATTGAATTACTGTACAGTGGTGACCCTGTTGATCAGTTGGTGTTAGATGATTCAACAGAAGCCAGTCTACACAGCACACATGCAAAACATTTTGAAGTAGACACATTAGCACAACCTATGTTGATAGATATGCCTGTGGATCAATATCATGAATTGCTGTCTGGAACATGGATAATGCCTGAACAATATGCAACTATGGATATTGAACTGTATTTGACAGGACAAATGTCACAACGCAAAATGATTGATGATGCATACATTGATAGACTGGCAATTGAATTAGATGAATACACACAAAGGAACATGATGCACATACTCAAATATTTGATTTATATGATGGATGTGTGTAAACAGAACAACATAGTTACTGGCATTGGCAGAGGTTCAAGTGTGAGCAGTTTGGTTCTCTATTTGATAGGTACCCACCATATAGACCCTATTAAATACAATTTAAGTTACAAAGAGTTTTTACGTTAGGAGTAAAACAACATGGCAAGAAGACAACAAGGAAAAACACAACATTTTACTATGCAAGGTAAACCTATTGATTTTGATGCTCTAAGAGCTAAAAATGAAAAGACAATCGCAGTAGGTAATGCAGGTGTAAATGCACGTGGCGACCAAATAGGTGCTGGTGGAAAAATAGTTAAAAAAAGAGACGAAAAATAATCTTGACACACTGTCTATAATTTCATAATATTATAATATGGCATTTGGAGAATCAGTATCAGTATTTCATAAAATCAAAGGCACAATCACACCATTGAAGAAACGTGTGCTGGTGTCAGACATGCACTTTGGTATGACCAAAACTAAAGGCGGAATCATACTGCAAGATGACGACGGATCTGCAGACGGTGTACATCCACGTTGGGCCAAAGTTTATGCTATTGGAAAAGATCAAGAAGATGTCAAAGTAGGACAATGGGTATTGATAGCACACGGACGTTGGACAAGATATATTAAGTTGGAAGATGACACAGAAGTAAGAATGATAGACGAACATGATATCTTGCTAGTGTCTGACAAAGAGCCTGATCACAACAGAGTACATGCAGGTTATCATAATCAAGGTGGAGCAAAACAAATGACTGCCCTGCCAGGTAATGATTAATCATTTGCAAATTAAAAACAAATCAAGTATAATAGTTTTATGGACACACTTTGGGTAGAAAAGTATAGGCCGAACACATTAGAAGGTTATGTGTTCCGCGATCAAAATCAAAAAACACAGGTTGAACAATGGATAAAGTCTAAGACTATTCCACATCTGTTATTTTCAGGTGCTCCAGGAGTTGGTAAAACTACATTGGCCAAAATACTGCTGAACACCTTAGATGTTATCGGCACAGACATACTTGAAATAAATGCATCACGTGAAAACTCCGTAGATGTAATTCGAGACAAGATCACAAACTTTGTACAAACAATGCCTTTTGGTGAATTCAAAGTTGTGTTGTTGGATGAAGCAGATTATATTTCACCCAATGGTCAAGCGGCCTTGCGTGGTGTGATGGAAATGTATCATCAGTCTGCAAGATTTATTTTGACTTGCAATTATCCCAACAGAGTCATTCCTGCACTGCATTCAAGATGCCAAGGGTTTCATATTGAGAAAGTAGACAAAACAGAATTCACAGCAAGAGTGGCAGAGATATTGATTGCTGAAGGCGTAGAACCTAACTTGGATATCCTAGACACCTATGTGAAAGCAACATATCCTGATTTGCGTAAATGTATCAACACAGTGCAAATGAATTCTTCAGAGGGACAACTACAAGCACCCAACACAGCAGACACTGGCACACAAGATTACAGAATAGAAATGGTGGACTTGTTCAAAGCAGGCAAAATCACAGAAGCAAGGAAACTGTTGTGTTCACAAGCACGTCCAGAAGAAATGGAAGACATCTACAAATGGATGTATGACAATGTTGAGATATTTGGTAACTCAGAAGATCAGCAAGATGAAGCCATACTAGTAATCAAACAAGGATTAGTAGATCATTCATTTGTGGCAGAAGCTGAAATTAATTTGTCTGCTACACTGATCAAACTTGCAAGACTATAAATTACTCTCCATAAATTGACAAAGCTTCTGTGACTGCATGATGTCTTTGGATATCTTCACCATACAGTTGCACATCAAAAATATATCTAGACTCTACTGCTTTTAATTTTGTTAAAAAGTCTTTCATGCCATTTTCTTTGCCTCTGTCAGTTTGGCCCAAGTCACCGGTAATAACCAATTTAGATCCTTCACCTATTCTAGTAAGAAGCATCTTGAATTGATTCACAGTTGTATTCTGCATTTCGTCCGCTATAATATAGCAATTTTCAAAGGTTCTTCCTCGCATGAATGCCAAGGGTGCTACTTCGATTTGTTCTTCATTTACCATCCTCTTAACGCGATTAACGGTGTAATTTTTATGGAAGATATCATACAACGGTCGAGTCCACGGTTCCATCTTTTTGTTTAAAGTACCTGGCAAAAAACCGATATCTTCATCTGCACCTACCACCGGACGTGTAATCACAATCTTGTTAATCTTTTGTAATTTCATTAGATCAATACCATTCTGGGTAGCCAACAGGGTTTTGCCACAGCCTGCAGGGCCATGAGCAATCACGATTGACTTAGAATCATCAGCCAGCATTTCCCAGTATTTTTTCTGGTTTGCGGTGCGTGGTCTGATTTCGTTGATGTATTCGTCTCTTAGTTCATTGAAGGATAGGACAGTCTTATGTTTCATAGATGTTCTCCGTTTAAAATTTTGTTTGAGTTTAAGTTTTGCTGAACGCACAAAAATACTTAACGTCCTAATAACTTTGTAAAGTGCAGTGTTAATTAGTGAAATGATACACAGCAGGAGTTTTGACGCCGATATCTAATTTTCTTATGATGCTGTGATGATATTTTATCATGGCGTAATCTTTATGTTTAACTTGTCCTGTACGTGGCTTAAATTCCCATTTATCAATGCAGTGCCAACCATCTTTCAGTTGTGTTTCTGCAGGCCATTCATCTAATTTTTCCTTACCCATTAACTGATCAATTTGCTGTATTGTTTCATACGGACAATGTTCGTAATGGTTGTGTAAATCTCTTTCGGACAAAATTTTATTATCTCTTCTTTCCGGATTGCATGGCAATATTCTTTGATCCAAAGTAGCATGTATTCTTGGGTGTTGTATAATTGTATCTTGATGCTTCCAACTGCCAGCGACAACTTCATGTTTGCCTGTGTAACCTCGATTATAAGTTACAACTCCACTGGTGTACTTTACCTTATTAAAATTAAGTGATTGTTGTATTAGTAATTCTTGTGGAACATATTGTTCGTGTTTTAAGTCGCTTAAAGATATAGAAGCATCCAACCACCATTGCATCCAAACTAAATCATGTCGTGACACAAATATTGGTTGCATTATTATATTTGTCGGCAGTGTGGCTCCATATACATATCTTGATATTTCTTGTTGGCCATGTTCAACTTTATAAAATACATGTGGCTCCTTGGACTCAATCCAACTTTCGGGAATAGGTTTGACTATTCTGCACTCAGGATCTAAAAAACATATACGTTCGTTGTCGTGACTATTCCATGTCATATAATCTACCATATCTTTTTGTATTTGGTGATTTATTGAACTGTATGTGTGTTCACTGATAGTTACAATTTTTTCGAACTCGTAACCAAATCTATTGCAATCTTCAGCAAGTCCGTCAGAATAGTAATCTAGAAAATCTTTGGTTCCGCAACATATAATTTTAAGTTGTTTGGTCATGTATAAATTTTGCCATTAAGTGATTGTAGGCATCCATGTATTGTGTGTCACCATCTTGTGGCTCAACTTCTACTTGTTTTTTTAACTCTTGTTCTATTGAACTGCCTCTGACATTACCCAAAGAATGTCTTGCGGCCCCAGGACGATCCACAAATCCTGCCTCCATGTGTGAATAAATGTGTCCATTTGGGTCAACACATATTTTTATTTGTGGCGATTGTTTTGTGGTCAATTCTTTGTGTGTTACTTGCATCAATTTGTTATCCTTGCCATTCATAGCATCTTGTAAAGCATATCCATAATCAACAGTCACACCCATTGATTTAACACTTTCATCAAATTTAAGCAGAGCGTCTTTCACTTTGTTGCGTTCTTGTATTTCATACTGAAATGTAAAATCTTCTCTGAGAGACAAATTATCGATGCCACCTATATCTTTGATATAATCTATTATACGTCCTAATTTTTCAAAGTTTTCTGGAATCAATACATAGTTTAAGAATAATTTTGTTCTGTCTGATCGTTTGTTATAGTTGGTCAAGTTATCTTTTACCACTTGCCAACCTTTCTGATGTTTTGTTGTGGCAACATATTCGTTATGATCCAAGCCATACAGTGATACTCTGATATGATGCAGTGAATTTATATAGGGATTTTTGTTTAGAATCTTGTCGTTCAACATGAATCCGTTTGTAATCATTCGTGACCTGTATCCTTTATTGTGCAAATCTTTTGTGATTTGGTTTATGTACGGACTGGTTAATGGTTCTAGTCCTCCGCTGATATTGATACGATCTAAATCTTTGCCATCGTCTTGCTGTATTATCTGGCTGAAAATATTTTGACTGCCTTTTACTACTGCATCGTAATTTCGCCCACAAAACAGACAAGAAAACATACAACTTGTACCAGGATATATGTTTATTCTGTAAGGATATCTATATTCGCCACGTATGGCTGATTCCATTGCTCCGCTCTGTATGACTGGTTCTAGAGTTTGCCAATAGGGAGTATCACGTAATTCTGTGCTGTAAAGATCCATTGTTTCAGTAGTTATTCGCTTGTTTACGGCTGTAAGATACATTTGATAAATATCACTATGATAGATACACTAGACATCTTACGCAATATCAAAAACATTTATGCTTCAGACAATGTGATTAGTTCACTTGTTAATTTAGAAAAGGTTTTAGATGATGTCAACATATACGCATACCAAAACTGGAGTAAAGGTGAACTTGTTGAAGGACCTGTGGTAACAAAATATGACACCACTGCAACTTTTATGTGGGACATGAAAGAAATGCCAGATCCAGATGCAGGCAAACGTATTACCAATGTGGGCGGGCAAGTATCATACAAAAAAGATATTAAATTGATTCCAAGAAAGATTAAAAGTTACAGTGATTATAGACCTGGCACAAGAAAAGGTAAACTAGACGAAATGCCTGTATGGTTAGTAAAAATCACTATTCCAAACACAGTGATAGAAGACTTCAATGCAGAAACTAAGATGACACAAACTGTGTCAGGTTCACAAGTTGATGACTTTCAATCACCACAAGACCAAGTAGAATTGTAATGAAGTCAATCAAGAATTTAGAAATGTACAACCATGTCAGTCCAGAAGTGGTCATTGATGCCTTTCAAGCAAAACTTGGCAGAGACGAAGATGTATCTGTAATACAGTTTCAATCAGACAACAAAGATGTAGCGGCTGACCTTGTTAGTTTTGTTGAGTCTGGCCATGACTATGTGTTAGATGCAGATTTTTCAGCGGCCAAAAACACACAGAAAATGTACAATATTTTTGTAGAACTTGAAAGAGACGATAGCCTTCCAAATAATATTATGGAACTAGTGCGTGACATGGAAAACGTGACAGGTATATTGCCATGGAAATTTAGATTTTACAAAAATGAAGAATTTTATAGTTTGAACGAAGCAAACTTACTGAGTCTTGTTCCTACCAGTGCAGAGCAATACAAATTTTTAACTGACGACACAACAGATGAAGATATTAATACACTGTTTAAAGAATCAAAAGTCACAGTGAGACGATCAGGTAAAAATTTAACTATGAGTAAAATTTACAACAAACATAAATTTGTTTTAGAAGCAGTAAATGTACCTACAAAAAATGGCGTATACAGAATAGACGAATCATCTACAGCACAAACACAATATCTCAACAATTGGTTGGGTGGTGGATGGCACATTGTTAAAGTAGATGATCTTTTCAAAATATCAAAAGAAGACAAGAACATCATAATCAAAGCGGAGGACTTGTAATGCAAGCCAATTACGAAAAATGTTTGGAGGCAATACTTCACCACGAAGGAGGATATGTAAATCATCCTAAAGATCCAGGTGGTGAAACTAATCTTGGAGTAACCAAGAGAGTGTACGAAGAATGGGGCGGCACAAAAGATATGAAAGATTTGTTGGTAGAAGATGTTGCACCTATCTATAAAAAAAATTACTGGCACAAGATCAAAGGTGATTCATTACCAGGTGGACTTGATCTATGTGTGTTTGATTTTGGAGTAAATGCTGGTCCAGGCAGAGCGGCAAAATATTTACAGACGCAAATAGGCACAATAGCAGATGGAGGAATAGGACCTAACACACTAGCAAAACTAGATGAGTATCTCAAATCAACATCAATACAAGACGCTGTCAAAAAATATCAAGACACAAGATTAGACTACTACAAACAACTATCAACATTTGCAACATTTGGTAGAGGATGGACACGCAGAGTGGAAGAAACCACTCAGATGGCGTTGAAACTTATCTAATGTTTGGCGGATTAAAAATTGCAATAATACTTGTAATACTTTCTGCCGCTGGTGGCGGATTTGTATATGTTAAAGGTTTGCAGGCAGATCTTGCAACATCAGAAGCAAACAATCTCATACTAGAAAATATTAAGTCTGAACAAGATGCTGTGATCAAACAAATGAAAGAAGACTTTGAGGCAATCAACAAGGCCAAAGCACAACTAGAAACTGCTCTCGCAAACGCAGAAAAAGACAACAAAGAACTGGCAAGTAAATTTGCCAAATATGATATTGCATTGTGGGGCATGGAAGACCCAACAGCAACACAAAAAACAATCAACAGAGCAGTAAGACATGTCAACAGATGTATGGAACTTGCAAGTGGTTCTGCTGTGGTGCAAGACGACTTCTTCAATAGACAATGTCGTGAATTAGTAAAAGACAAAATGGCAGAAGTAGGCATGACATACGAAGCACCAGCCAAAGAAGAGGAGACAGCAGAATGACACGTGAATGGGATAGAATAATTTGGTGTGCAATACTGCTAGGTTTGTTTTTATTTCTAACAGCATGTGCAGGTGGAGTCAAACAAATTGAAAGTGTGAAAGTAGCTGTTGCCAAAACACCTTTGAATTTACAATCTCCAGCACCAATTGAAACAATGGATGTTGAATGGATTGTGATTAATGAAAACAATTACAAAGAAATTTTTGACAAACTTACAGCAGAAGGCAAAAAACCTGTGCTGTTTGCACTAACAGACAAAGGCTACCAAGCATTATCAATTAACTATGCTGATCTGAGAAAACATATCCTTGCACAAGATCAAATAATAGTACAATACAAAAACTATTACGAGCCTAAACAAGCCAAATAATTTTTAGATAAGTAACAGTACAACTGATAGGAGACAATTATGTGGGAAATGATTGAAAGAATGGCTTCAGATAGATTATGGATCTATACTGCATTAGTAGGATCCTTGTTTGGACTTGCATTTTCAACCTATTTTAAAAGCACAAGAATTGGACTATGGTTGTATGCAAAATTCGACATGATTCTAGATTATTTTGTAGAACGCTGGGGTTGGACTTGGCTAGAACAACCAACTGATGCGTGGCGTAAGAAATATCCTTACGTGACAAAGAAAATCGATGAATTAGAAAAGCGAATAAAAAAACTGGAGAAAAAATAATATGATGGATTTTATTAAAGACAGAATGAAAGAATCAAGCACACTAGATGGTGCTGGTATCTTAATTGCTTGTGTGCTGATAATTTTATTTGGCCCATTGGCAAAGATAATTGCATACGCAGGTATAGCTTATTCTGTATGGAAAATTTGTAAAAAAGACTAACCCCCAAAATGAAGTTTGACACAATTGGCATCAAAACCAATCACGACATTGATGTAGTTGTGTCAAACATTCCGCACTACGAATTACAAAAACAAAAAATTATTGACATTATTAACAACGAAGTCGATCCTCACAGTAAAAAAACTAATTTAAAATGTCACATGACCAAATGGGATATGACTTTACATCCATCATTTGCAAACATAGGGTACAAAGCATGTGAACTGGCCACTAGTTACACCCTGTTGAAAAAAGATCACAAAAGACAATTTTCTATAGGCGCCTTATGGGGTGCAAGATACACAGACGATGAATATGCAAAAGAACACGATCATTATCCTGCCCTATGGAGTGGCGTTGCTTTTATAGATTGTCCTGAAGGATCTGGGGCACTAGTGTTTCCAACTTGTGATTATAAACATGTGCCTAAGAATGGTGAAATGATTCTAGTTCCAAGTTACCTGAGACACTATGTAGAGCCGTCTGCACTTGGTGTACGCAGGTATATAGTAGCATATAACATCGTCCCAACTAAATATCTATAATGGCATACGAAGAACCAACAGCACCTAAACCAGACGCAGAAGTTGTAGTACCAGCTAGTGAGCAAGGCACAACAAAAAAAGTTAAACTGGATTTAGAAGTAGACACAAGTGTTAAAGATCTAGGCCCTAATCCATATGCAAGGATTATACACATGGCCAAGGCTGTTGACGCATGGCGTATTTTTCCAAGATTATTTTTGACTGTGTACATTATTCTGTTATACAAAACTGTAATATGGTATATGGGACTACCAGATCCAAGTATGGAACAATCAGGACTTATCAGTGTTGTGGTTGGAGCAGGTGCGGCATGGTTTGGATTGTACACTGGCACTAGCAAAAAATAATCCCCACTTGCAACATTGACAGATCATCATTATATAGTATACTATGAGCATGGATCCTTACAGCACTCTAGGTGTAGATAGAAATGCGTCTGACAAAGACATCAAGACAGCATTTAAAAATTTAGCGAAGACACATCATCCTGATCGTGGCGGTGATGAATCTAGATTCAAAGAAATCAATCAAGCATATAGTCAAATAAAAAACCAAGAGGCAAGACAACAGTATGAACAAGAACAAGTGTTTGGTGAAGGTGGTATGCAATTTGATTTTGGTGGTAGTGGGTTTGAAGGAATCTTTGAGCAATTTTTTGGCGGCAATCCTGGATTCAGAAGAAGAACTGTGCAAAAGAACCGCAACATACAAATAGCACTAGAAGTATCATTAGAGGAAGTATTCACTGGCACTAAAAAAGATATCCATATAGATCAGTTGGGCAAAACTATAAAGATCGATATTCCAAGAAGTATATCATCAGGACAAACTGTGAGATACAGAGGGTTGGGTATGAACGAATTTAAAAATGCTCAGCCTGGGGATTTATTATGCAAAATTTATATCGAAGATCATCCATATTTTCAACGTGACGGATTTAATCTTTATGCGGAACATTCAATCACTTGTTGGGACGCAATACAGGGTACGTCTGTCAAAGTACAAACAATAGATGGAGGAAAAATTAGTCTAAAGGTGCCTGCTGGTACACAACCAGGAACTGTAATGAAAATTGCTCAACATGGTCTTATGTCACCATCAACAAGAATGGGAGATTTTTTTGTAAAGATAAATGTTAGTATACCATCAAATTTAATAGAGGAGGATTTAAATGTCATCAGAGACATCTCAAGAAAATATTCTTAAGATAAACCTAGAAGGGCACAAAGCACTCAGACAAGTTATACCTGAAACTGACCTGTCACAAGATTTAGAGTATGATAAAATATCTGACCTTATGTACAGAACAATGAAAAAAGGCGACGGACTAGGTCTAGCGGCAAATCAAGTCAGTGTAGGAATAAGGATGTTTGTGATGTATGGAGATCTTACATTTATTAATCCAAGAATTATAGAGACATCAACTACTATGCAATTGGTAGAAGAAGGGTGTTTGTCATTTCCGAATTTGTTTATGAAATTACAACGTCCTGAATGGGCAGTGATGGAATATTATGATAAAAATTTACAAAAACAAGTTGACAGATTCGAACATATATGGGCACAATGTATACAACATGAAATAGAACATCTAGATGGTATTTGTTTTGTTGATAAAGTTAGCAAATTAAAATTAGATTATTATAGGAAAAAGCAAAGGAAGTTAAATGATTCAAGCAGACGATAAATTGAAACACATTTTTGACGAAGCAGTTAAAATTGCTAGATCTCATTCGCACGAATACATTACACTAGAACATTTACTTTTTGTTCTATTGATACAACCGGATCTAGATGAATTGTTACACAGTAATAAGGATATAAAAGTTGATCAAATGATGAATGATCTACAGGATCATATCGAAAATGGGTTGAATGAAATAAAAAGCAAAGAGGAAGTATATCCAAAAAGAACACAATCTACTGAGCGTACAGTAAACAGAGCATTCACCACTGCAATATTTTCAGGTAAAGAATATGTGGATTGCTTTCAACTTATATTGAGCCTATTTGGTGAAAAAAATTCACATGCATTGTTTTTCATGTTAAAAAATGGACTTACTAAAAAGGCTGTTGTCGACCACATGACAGAAGTTGGTACTGAGGTGCCTGATGAAACACAGGTTAATCAGAAACAAGCGGCCAAGATACTTAAAAACTACACTGTTGATTTGAATGAACAAGCAAAACAAAATAAAACATTTCATTGTATTGGTCGACAAGACGTGGTAGATGAAATTGTGCTAGTGTTAGGAAGAAAAACAAAGAACAATGTTATCATGATAGGAGATCCAGGAGTAGGAAAAACTGCTATTGCAGAAGGATTAGCACACATGATAGTTGAAAACAAAGTGCCAGATGTGATCAAAGATCATACTATATTTTCTGTTGATGTAGGATCTTTAATTGCTGGATCAAAATACAGAGGAGACTTTGAAGAACGTTTAAAAATATTATTATCAGTATTAGAAAAGAATGACAAAGCAATTATGTTCATCGACGAAGCACACATGATGCATGGTGCGGGAGCAGGCGGGCAAGGAGGTGTTGATCTTGCAAACTTGTTGAAACCAGCACTTGCAAGAGGAGATTTGAAAGTGATTGCTTCAACCACCTGGGAAGAATACAGAAAGCATTTTGAAAAAGACAGAGCATTGATGCGTAGATTTGGCAAAGTGAATATTGAAGAGCCGAGTGTTGAACATGCAAAACAAATAATGATGGGTCTCAAAGAACAATTCGAAGATTATCACAAAGTGGAAATTACATCAGACGCAATAGATGCCACAGTGGATCTATCAGTCAAACATATTACAGACAGGCAACTACCTGACAAATCAATTGATGTGTTAGACCGTGCTTGTTCCAAAGCAAAAATATTTGATGCATTTAAAGATGTAGACATCACAGATGTTCAAAAACAAGTTGCACAAATATCAGGTGTAAAGTTTGAGTCAATTGAACAAACAAAAACAGCCAGCATAGAAAATTTAGGCGAAACAGTCAAAACACAAGTGTTCGGACAAGACACTGTGATAGACAAATTGGTCGATACTGTGATTGTTGCTCAAGCAGGCCTAAAGCAGGAAAACAAACCTATAGGATCTTTCCTTGCTGTTGGACCAACTGGTTGTGGAAAAACAGAAACTGCAAGGCAACTTGCTGATGGACTACACATGACACTGGTAAAATTTGACATGAGTGAATATCAAGAAAAACATTCTGTTGCCAAATTAATAGGATCGCCTCCAGGTTATGTAGGATATGATGATGGCAATGCAGGACAACTTGTTAATGAATTGGAAAAACATCCTAACGCAGTCATACTGTTTGATGAAGTCGAAAAAGCACACAAAGATGTAATGACAATATTGCTACAGGCAATGGATGATGCTGTGATTACAGCATCTAATGGTAAGAAAGTGAGACTCAATAACTCAATCATCATGATGACTTCAAACTTGGGTGCCCAGGATATGCAGGCCAACACATTAGGATTCACTGACAATAATGTGCATGACGGAGAGATTGATATTAAAAATTATTTTGCACCAGAATTTAGAAATAGGTTAGATGCTGTGTTAAGATTTAAGCCATTAGAAAAAAAGGTAATGGCCAGTATTGTAGATAAATTTATTACACAATTAAATCATCAGATGACAGATAAAAATATTACTGTTAAACTGTCCAAACAAGCAAAACAACAACTGCAAGAAGAAGGGTTCGATTCTAAAATGGGTGCAAGACCACTGCAAAGAGTAATAAGCACAAGAATAAAACTGCCTTTGAGTAAGAAGATACTTTTTGATAGTATCACAAACAAAAAACTTTCAGTTGATTATAACAAAGACTCAGACGAGTTTACAATAAACTAGGAGATACATGAAAACAAACATTGTGAAATACATGATAGAGCACAACTATCTAAAAAAGAATGCTATGCTAAATGCCACAATAGGTGTGCATGGACTAGGAGCACAACCATTAGATCTCGCAAAAGATTTATTGTTTGAAGCATGTGAAATCAAAGGACAAAAAATTGTTATTAAAGGTTGTGATCCTGAAAATCTACGTGAATATTTGGTTACTCCACAAAAAATACATGAGATCAATGGAATGGACGAAATCACTATCGAAAGACTGTTCCCTGAAATCTCTCAATAAATAACTGTATGCCAAGCACATCGATCATTGTACAATCACAAATAGCTGCCGCTGACTCAACTGCGGCCACAGTATCAGAAGCCGTCAAAGCAGATGGATATTATGGGAATGCTGACGGATTACATACAGTGGCATACATTTGCTCTTCAGATTTTGTTGGCACAATAAAAATGCAAGGATCACTTGCCACTGATCCAGACAATGCTACAGACTGGTTCGATATAGATGGAACGTCAGTTGGTGATAGTTCTAGTGTGGTAGCAACACAATATATCAATTTTACTGGTAACTTTGTGTGGGTAAGAGCATCGACAACTGTTGAAACTGGATCAGTAACCAAAATACTACTCAACTTTTAAATTACCACATAATTACTTGCATGGGAAACAAAGCAGGAAAAATTTGGGGGAACACAGAATTAGTGCATGCCAATGGTGTGCATGAGTTTCATCGAATAGAATACAAAAAAGGTGGCGTTTGTTCTAAACACAAGCATGAATTTAAATGGAATGGTTTCTTTGTTGAGTCAGGAGAAATGATCATAAGAGTTTGGCAAAATGATTATGACCTTGTAGACGAAACTGTGCTTAAAGCAGGCGATTTTTGTCAAGTCAAACCAGGAGTATATCATCAATTCGAAGGAGTAAAAGATGGTGTAGCATTTGAATTGTACTGGGCAGAATTCAATCACAATGATATAAAACGTGAAACTGTTGGTTTCAACAAATAATTTGACATTTATCTTTAATCCTATATAATAATGGTATGGAAGAAATATCTTTATATTGCACAGACAAAGACAAGTATGTGACTGCTGGTATAGTCACAGAATCACAAAATAAAATTGTTACAGTAGTAAAGCCTGGAGACATCAGAATAGAATTAAAATTACTTAAACCTGATGTGTTTGTAGGCAACTTGCACGGCATGGAATTTGTATATGATAAAAATAGGCGTTAAAGCCAAGCATGTTTGGCACGATCATCCTTTAACTGTTTCTATTTTTATCGGTGACAATCAAATATTTTCAGACGATTCAGGCAAAGACATAGATTTTACTAGCGATATCGAACTAGAAGATGGCCAGCATGAATTCAGATTAGTAGTTTCTAACAAAACATTTGCCAATGTTGTGCAAGAAGAAGATGTCACAACAAAGGATTCCTACATTTTGATCGATTCAATAATGATGGATGACGTTGATTTGGACCAGATATTGAATCCTGAGGCCAAATTTTACCCAGATCATCCTTCACCAAAAGCACCTGTACTGGAAAAAATCAAAGAATTAGGCTACAACGGTGAGTATAGATTCACATTCACTGCTCCTGTATACGAATGGTTGATTGAAAAATTATTCTAATAAATATCTGTATGCACGATGAATCATTAGGTTTAGCCATTACACAGTCTATTTTCGATGACGAAGACATGTACAGAAGAATGTATGTGCCATCATTTTATTATATGCGTAAAAATCCAAACGATCATGGCAGAGTCATGGAATTGGTCGATCATGCCTGCAAGAAATTCAGCGAAACAAATAACATTCCATATGAAGTAATCAGTCCAGACGTAAAGAAGATGATTGCTGTTGAAATGTACAAAGAAATGATGAGTGATGAGATTACTAGAAATCCTAGAAAAGGACAATAATCCTGCTGTATTCACATTTGGTCGGTTTAATCCGCCCACAATAGGTCACGGCAAACTGCTAGACAAGGTGGCATCAATAGGACTACCCTATTACATTTTTGTATCACACACCACAGATAAGAAAAAGAATCCGTTAGACTACGACACAAAAATAAGTTTTATGAAAAGAGGATTTGGCAATCACACCAGTGAGATTGTGCAGGATGAAGGTGTAAGAACAATCATACAAGTGATGCAATATCTAGAACAACGTGGACACAACGCAGTCACAATGGTAGCAGGCTCTGACAGAGTGAGTTCATTTAATGACCTATTACAAAAATACAATGGCGATGAATATAAATTTGACGAAATAAAAGTTGTATCAGCAGGTGACAGAGATCCTGATTCAGATGGCGCCACCGGAGCATCGGCATCAAAGGCACGCGAAGCGGCTGCCAAAGGTGATGCTGGAGCATTTGCACAGATTGTTAAAGGTGATTCAGGACTTGTTGATGATATGTATCATGCTGTGAGACTGGGACTAGGCATAAAAGAAACAGCAGGTGTTGGAATTATCACAAAACAAAACACCACCAAAGATGTTAAGCCAGGCACACTTAAAAAAATGATGAAGAAATTAAAACTAGCATAATGTTGTTGTTTGAAATCGACAGCACTAAACCTATCCTATATGTAGACCTTGACGGTGTACTAGCAGACTTCTTTACTCCATTCAACAAAATGGCAGGTGTTGCCAAATGGAATCAAGCAGACAAAAACACACTGCAAAGAACACTAAAACAGATTGCTCAAACAGATGACTTTTGGCCCAACTTGGGTGTGCTACCAGATGCCAACAAACTGTTATCAGGTATACAAAACATTGTAGGAGAATTTGTTGTACTGTCTAAAGCACTGTCAGGAGACCCCAGAGCAGAAAAACAGAAGAGAGCATGGGTACAAGCAAACCTATCCATACAGCCTGTAGACACAATTATAATGTCCCCCACAGCAAACAAAGGCATATATGCCAAACAATCAGATGGCACTCCTAATGTGCTCATCGATGATTTTGGTGTAAATATAAAAAATTGGATGGCAGCCGGTGGTACTGCTATCAAACACAAAGACGGCAGAGCAGATGCCACGTTGGAACAATTGAAGGACATATATGAGAATTAATGAGGTAAACATTTTTGAACAGGAAAACGGGGCTGAACTTAAACAAGGGGTAGATAATTTAGTTCAAATTGCACAACAAGATCCTTCTAAAAGTGATACAGTAAGTTCTGCACTACAGAAAGTTATAGATTATTTTAATAAAATTTTAGGTTCTGAGCCTGCTACTGAGCAAGTTGCACCGCAGACTATTGTACAGCAACAGAATAAATTAGAAGGATTGATGGCAATCATGTGTCAAAAAATGCCTCAAGTTTGTGATCAAAAATTTGATTCAGCTGAAGATTTTATCAAAAAATATGAAAGTGCATTAACCAAACAGACACGTGAAAAGGATTTTGCTAAAAGTGTACGACAAGATACAGAACTTGCACAAGGATTAGAAAGACTAGCAGGCAAAGTAACAGGGTCGCTCGAGGCATTAGATGCACATTATGAAGAGGCAAAGAAAAAAGGGGATAAGCCGATATCGAGGCAAGCACCTGAAGAGAATAAAATGCGTAGTGATATACGAGAAATACTAGATGGAATGATTAAAACTTATGAGAGACAAGAAAAAACATCAGCACAAAAAAATAAGTTCTATAAACTGATCAGAAATTTTGTACAAGATTCTATCAAAGGCATAGTTCCATTAGGTAAAATGGTATCTATGGGTAGCGGCAATGTTAAAGATGAAGTTGGAAAAACAAAATATGCTGGCTTAGTTGAATTAGGACTTATTGATGATCTGTTAACTAAAATGCCTTCAGGTACTGGCGGAAACTGGGGACCAGGTGAACTAGGATTGGCAATAGTTGGCAGTCCTGTGTTTAAGGGTGACAAAGGTGACATTGTAGTAGACGGAGAAAAAATTGAAATAAAAGCAAGTAAATCTGCAAAGCAAGGTGGCAGATTGACTCCTGACGATTTACGTGGCAATGGAACCGACGGAAAAGAAGATTTTATAAAAGCATTTAAAACATTTATTAAAACTGTGAAAATACATGGAGACAACAAACCCATACAAGTCAATAAAGATGGAACAGCATTCAAATACAGAAAAGGAACAGGCGAATTTTCAAAAGGACAGTCAACAGCAAATTTTGGTGAAACTCTAATTAAAACCATAAATGCAGGTATAAAAGCAAAAGGCAAAGTTGCAAAAAAAGACACTGCACAATTTATCAAAAATGCTATTCTAGCCGCAATGAAACCTGAATTAGGAAAAAAAGTTGCAAAAATGATCAATACTAATGATTACGTTGAGTCTGATGGCCAAATAGATTATACTGGATTAAAAGTAGGAATTGTCACATTATTAGGGCAACTGTATTATGAGAATAAACAAGTTGATAAAATTTTAGTTATAAACCCTAATTCTAGTAACTTTGAAGTAATATCAACTCAAAACCCAGAAGTAATAGGTAAAAAGATAAGAAATAATCAGTTAGTAATAGGAACAACACTGCTTGACTTCCAAAATACACAGCAAAAACCTAGTCCGCAAATAGGGGTTGCATAAACTATCTTCAAGCATAGCGATAGTAATAAATAAACATATGTCAAAAGAGCAATACATATCCATGATGCGTAAGTCTTTAAACGCAGTAAATGTACTATCACAGCCTCAAACTTACGAAGACAAGATCAAACAAGAGATTGAAGAAGGCAAAGTGAAAGATATGGTCATCGGACAAGAAGAAGATGCTGAGCATATGAGCAAAGCAGAATTTATCAAAAAACATGGTGAATCTAGCCTATCTATTTGGTACGCAAAACAAAAAGAAAAAGCCGAACTAGGAATAGAATCAGCACAACAAGGAGAATCCACAATGAGTGAGAGCAAAAGAATAGATCAAATTGCTGGACTGGAAGCACAGTTGGCTGATCTAAAAGTACAAGAAAGACAAGATGCAATGATGGACGATGAGTCATTCAGAAAAGCATTTATAGAAGGAATGTCAGCATGGGCGGCAGAAGCAGATGCTTCTACACTAGTTGATGTTTACAACAAATTTTCAAATGAATCTAAAGTACAAATGGAAGATGATCAATTCCTTTTGATTACTAAAGAGAACGCAAAAGTAATTCAAGATGCCAACGACCAAGCACCAGAAGGTGATGAAGAAGTTGTTGCTGATGACGAAATAGACGAACTTACAAAGAAACAAGAAAAATTACCTCCTAAATTACAAAAGGCTATTAAAGATAAAGAAGAAAAAGAAGATGAGTCTGAAGAAGTTGACGAGTCAAGAAAAGAAAGAATTAGCGAAGGTATTCAAATACAAACTGACTCATTAGAAGATCAAATTGCTCTAATGACAATATTAAAAAATGCAGGTATTGATCCATCAATGATGAAACAAATGGGTCAACCAGAAATGCCAAGCATGGGTAAACCTGAAATGCCAGGAGCAGAGATGCCTGACATGGACCAAGAGCCAGAAGCAGAAGCATACGCAAATGAGCCTGACGAAAAATTTCATGATCAATCAGATTTCGAATTGAAAAGAAACACAGTGAACAACAAAGACATGGGACCATCAGCGGCATCTAGAGGTGACAATCCACTTCCAGAAGCAAAAGCAAAACCAGACTATATTGATATAGATGGTGATGGTGACAAAAAAGAGCCAATGAAAAAAGCGGCCAAAGACAAAAAAGAAAAAGGCATGAAAAAAGAAGATGTTGACACTGATGAACTTATTGCAGAATTAAACAAGCAATATGAATTAATGTTAATTGGTGGTGTACAAGAATCACTAGGGTTGACTGCTTCAGCAAAAATTATCGCTGACGAAACATTATATGATGGCACAAGATTTGTTGTTGCTAACGTGATCGAAAAAGGCGAAGATGGATTAGTTGCAGAAGATGGTTCATGGGAAGGCACACCAACAGCATACTCAGTTGCATATCATGTAGTAGAAGGCAAAATTACAGGACAACTTGGTGCTGGAGAAGTTCCATATCTATCAAAAGACGGTAACGGAACATATCCACTTAAACATAAATTAAATTCTTTGAATCTAGATCAACCAAACTTTTTTGAAGATCAAGTAACAGCAATTGATTCAATCAAAGCTATGTACGAAGAACTAGGTGCTGATATGTTTGGTTCAGTATCAAATGAATTTGGAAATTGTGAGGTAGTACGCAGTGAGTAAAGAAGGAACTTTTCTTAAAGACTTAGCAAACAAACTTGATGGCTTAGGAGCATCCACAACTGATGCACAAGCAGGCAGGATAATGAATGCCATCCAAGACAAAGAAGAAGTGTTTGTAAAAATAGAAGAAGAAATTGATACTGTGAAAAATCATATTGAAGAATCATTAAAGACAATGGGTGCAGAATTTGATCCTGCAGATGATTCGTTTACATTCAACGGCAAGCGATACACAATATCTTTATCACAAACAGGAGAATAATATGTCAGACAAATGGCACGAGATGTTAGATCATCTAGTTAATAAAAATGAAGACAAAGCCAAAGAGGCTTTCCAAGACATACTCAATGTTGAAAAAGAAACGTTTATGGCACAAGATGCCATCGAACCAGAAGTTGTTGAAGCACCTACTGAAACTCCTGTAGAAGAAGTTCCAGCAGAATAATTATTTCTTTAAAAAATCTTCCATACTGATCCTACCGCTAGGATATTTCCAAGTACCATCTGTGTTGTAATGATCTGGAAACTTACCAGTCTTTTTGTATTCTCTTAATGTTTTTTGAAGTTCTGTACCTTCGAAATTGTCCATGCCTAAAAACTTATTCAGCACAGCATTTTCAGGATCAAGTTTGTATAGTTCTATTGCTAGATAGTCTATAACCTTCTCGTCCATTGATGTTTTTAAATGTTTACCCATACCATTATTATACTATATTTTGGTAAAATGTCAACTAGAGACCCAATATCATTTTAGCGATAATATTCCGTTGTATTTCATTAGATCCACCATATATTGATGCTTTTCTAAAGTTGAAATATTGCCCTGATCTGTCAATAGTGTGATCTGCTCCAACACTGAAATTAGATCCTGATCTTTCTTGTATCCATGGATTGGCATAATATCCCACTGCTTCCATGGCCAGTTCAGTGCATGCCTGTTGTATATCTGTACCTTTAATTTTTAACAGTGAAGATTCAGCACCAGGGCCTTTTCCGGCCGCCTCTTTGGACAACGATCTAAGTTCTGTATATTCAAGTGCTTTCAATTCAAGTTCTACTTCAGCAATCTTCCTAGCAAAAGCAGGATCTTGTATTAACGGTTCACCATAACTTTTTTCATATGCGGCAATCTCTTTGATTCGTTGAACTGCTTTTTGTGATCTTGCCACTCCTGCTATACCCGATCTTTCATTTGCAAGTAAAAACTTAGCATAGTTCCAACCCATGTTTTCTTCACCTATTCTATTCTCAACAGGCACTTTGACATTTTCAAACCATGTTTCGTTTACTTCGTGGGTGCCATCCATCAAATAGATAGGACGCACTTCAATACCCGGCGTCTTCATATCAATAAGCAAAAATGAAATACCCTTTTGAGGTTTGTCAGCATGTTTGTCTGTGCGTACCAAACAGAAAATCCAATCGGCATGTTGTGCCAATGTAGTCCAAGTCTTTTGTCCGTTAACAATATAGTGTGTGCCATCTTCCGAAAGGTCTGCTGTGGTCTTCAAACTTGCAAGATCTGATCCTGCTCCAGGTTCTGAATATCCTTGACACCAAAAGTCTTCTCCTGAAAGAATGCCAGGAAGGAATCTATCTTTTTGTTCTTGTGTACCAAAGGTGTAAATTACAGGGGCACACATTACAGGGCCAAACGGCATTACAAATTGACATTCTGCCCGAGCCATTTCTTGTTCAAAGATGTATTTCTGTGTGGCAGTAAATCCTGCTCCACCATACTGTGTTGGCCATCCTGGAGCTGACCATCCTTTGTGAGCACCTAATATTTTATGCCAAGCCATCAGTTCTTTTTTGTTTGGCTCTTGACCTAATTTTTTCTTTTCTGCAATAGAATCTTGCAACTCTTGTGGATAGTTGTCTTTGATAAATGATCTTACTTCTTGTTGGAAGTCGAGGTCTTCTTTTGAGAATGTTGTGTCCATTTTTTGTTTCCTTTTTCTAGTGCTAGTATCCTGTGTATCGGGGCATTTTTATATGTGCTTGTAACCATCATGCCACCAATGCGTACAGGTTTGATCATGTGTTTATTTTCTGTAATATCTTTATGCCTTTGTTTGCTATGTCAGTGCCTGCTACTTCATCATCTTCTTGGTGCAGTTCTTCCATATCAACATACTCAGCATAGGTTGACTTTGTTCTGTCAGTTATAATGTGTGCTTTCAATAATGTTTTTACTAACACGCGGAATATATTATTTTGTTGTCTCATTTCAGTTTTAGCAACTTCATCTCTGTCTAATCCTGCTATAAACTCTTGTGCCACCCATTTATGATCCAAACCTACACTTTCATATATTTCTTTCTTTTCCCATGGATTGACCAGATTAAACAATAAGTTAGTGAACAGTGATTCTGACCAATCTTCTACTTTATGATGTTCTGACTCAGATAGTTTTGGAATGGTTCTGTCTGCCCAAATTTTTCCAAACTTATGATGAAATGCTTCATCACTCATTGTGTATTTTAAAAGTGTTTTTAACAAAGGATCATTTGTATCTTCATGAGCCATTGCAAACGCACCCATAGCCAATCCTTCAATTAGCATCTGCATTCCAACAATTTTTTTGTACACTTGATCAGATGATACAATGCTGTTCAGCACTCTTCCAAGTGTTGGTCCAACTCTGTATGGTTTACCCCAACGTGCTTCTATGTATTTTGTAAAGCCAAGAACATGTCTTGCTTCTTCTCTGGTTTGATTGGCCGCATATTCCTGTGCTCCTGGATCTTTTAACACATGGCAAAGACTAGCACTTAAACTTAATGCTCCTTGTTCTCCATGCAGTATCTGTGACAGCACCCATCTAAAACTTTCATTACTGAGTTTAATTTTTTGTTTGTCGTCCAGTTTGTCTGCGATGCTAGGAATACGCAATTCCATGCAAAACACTCTGGGATCGCATATGTGATTGTTTTCAGAATCAAATGGAGTAGAGTAATCAATGTATTTTGTATCATTTGGATCCCAAAAATGTTTATGTGTGGCACTAATAATCTTGTCAAATGCATCAGAACGTTCGCCATATCTGTCTTCGTCCATCATTGGAATAAAATGTCTAGGATTTGCGGCATTGTATGCTGGATCTTTGGTCATAGAGTTTTTACCACTCAGTGACATTTGATAAGTTTTGTTCACTTTGAATGCTTGATCTTTTACTACAATTTTTGCAAACTCTACTTTTTCTTTTACTGCCATAGTAACTTTATTTACTTTTAAATATAACGATGCGAAACCTTTTTGTCAATGGATGTTCTTTCAACGGCCCCCGTAAAAAGTGGGGTAAAGAATGTAAAACATGGGTAGGTAAAGAAATAGCGGATCACTATGGGGCTACCTTATACAATTTTGCCCGTGGGGGTAGAGGCAACAGAAGAATATGTGACACAACTAAACTTTTCTTTGAACAAAATCCAGAACGCAAAAAAGATACATTTGCTGTGATACAATGGTCATCTCCTGGACGAAGAGATTATCCTACTGATGATGGATACAAGCCAATGCAGGGATATTCAACCACGTGGCGTACATGGAGCACACATGAACAACCCAAGTTTGTGTCAGCACAACAAGGATGGGATGTTGAACAAGATCACTCTTTGCTACAACTTACACAGATGTTGGACACACAGAACTACCTAAAAATTAATGATATTCCATATGTGATGTATTTTGGATTGATATCACAAATAAACATAAAATATCCAGATCATCACACATTGTTTAATGCACTAGATCACAGGATGATATTCAACCCTGCTACCAGTCATTACGAATTTTGCCAGTATTGTAACCTACAGTTGAGTAATCAAGATGAACATCCATCTGCAGAAGGACACAAACAATGGGCCGAACAATTAATTAAATACATAGATGAGATTACAAGAGTTCATTAACGAAAAATGGTCAAAAAAATACAAACGGTCTATTGACTGTAATAACCCAAAAGGGTTTTCACAAAAGGCTCATTGTGCTGGAAAGAAAAAGAAAAAATGAAAATATCAGAAATTATATTAGAAGGAAAACGTATTCCTAGGAAAAAAGGACAAAAACGCAAATCAAAAAAACATTCTGATTTGTACACTGATGAAGATCCTAAAGGCACAATACATGGACTTGGTTTCAAAGATGAAGCCACAGCACGATCAAGTATTACTAAAATACGTAAATCAGGAAGATCACATGCACACAAAATACAAGCGGCAGTTGCCATGGAGCAAAGAGCCAAAGCGGCAGGCAAGGCAGGGCCAGCGGCAGTTTATAGAAAATATATCAACACAATGAAAAAGAAAACAAAGGCTAAGAAAAAATGAAGTTAATGGAACTTATAGGCAAGCCAATGCCACACACTGCAAAACCTTTAGGTCTTAAAAAAGTACGCAAGGATGGCAAAATTTATTATCAATCAATCAGCAAAGATCCTCGTAGAGGAGAAGGCAATAAGGTAATGTTTAAAGATAATTTTGCTGATGGCAAAAAGCCTGGACGCAAAGGTATATCAAAAAGAGTAGGAATCCCCAAAGGTGCCACTATGGCACAATTACAAAAGTATGCCAAAGCAGGCGGAGAAAAAGGACGCATGGCTCGTTGGCAACTCAATATGCGTAGAGGCAGAAAAAAGAAAAAATAATTAACAACATGGCACATCAAGTTCAATTCATGTTGTATACCAATGAAAGTTTGTGCTACTCTGATATAAGACTGTATTGCAACGATGTCTTAATAGATGAATATTACTGGCATCATCATGATTGTTTAATTTTGACAAAGCCTATCACACATGAGGAAGATGGCACATACAAATACACTTTTAGAATTGTGCCTCGATCACGAGACGAAATAGCAACACAAGGAGATGTTAACACAAAAACAGTTTTCACAAAAGAAGGTGAAGGCAGTGCCATGTTATTGTATGCAGTTCTTGTGAATGGACACCCGTATCAATATCATGTTGACTCGTTGCATCATACTGATGCAGGATGGTTGAAAAACACATTATGGAAAAATGATAAAAATTTTATATTTGGTGAACAACCATGTCAAATATTATTAACTCTGCGTAGCGGATATGTGATGTTAGATAATCAAACTCCTTTGAAAAATGTCAAGGGGTTAAACAAATTGTTGTTAGAAGGATTTGAAGACAAAGACATAACACAAGAAAACTATATTCTTAATAACACAGATGACAAGCACCAGATTGATCCTGTTTCAATGATAGCAGAAACAGATAACGATGCCAATTTGATCATAAGAAAGAATACACAATCCACTGACAACAACATACAAACTGAACAGCACGTCACTGGTTATATACCTCTGTTGCAATTTATAGATCGTAGTGTGTTTAATTTCCAAATGAAAGAATCGTTGCCAGAATACTATAAGCAATTCGACCTAATCATGGGTAATAAGGAAAGTAAATAGTATAATGCGTATCAAAGAAATATTAGAACAAGCCACAGCAGGTGCAACTGCATCAGGAAATATTGCCACTGTGGTCAGTCCACACATAGCAATAGGCAAAGACAGAAAGAAAAAATCATTCACAGGATCGCCTGGTAAGTCAGGAACCAAAGCACCTAGACCACCAAAAGCCAAAAAACAAAAACCCACAGACAATGCCCTTGATATGAAAGGCACATCACTGTTTGGTGGGCCACTACTCAAGCGATGATTCAAATACATGGTTCATGTCCAGCCAGTTTACAACTGTATTTGAATAATGAATTATTCCTAGATCAAACATTGCCTTGGAAGCACACACTGTTGACTCCTGATACGACTCTGCCAGTCAAAAGAATCGTTGTTAAAAACACCGGAAAAGTGCCTTTCACTGCCAACACACTCACCGTCAACCCAGGCGGAACAGAAGTCCTCGCAGAATAAATACCTACATGACTAGTTTCTTATCAAATTTATTCGACTCCATGGACAAAGCCAAACAGCCGAAACAAACACCTAAGGACAAGTTATTAGACTTTGAAAAAATGATCCGTGATGATGCCAAAGCAAACGGCATCCAACCTCGCACACATTTAGAAAATTTGTGTGCCCAAAGCGAAACTTTTGCCAATTCCAAACTGGTACAGATGATGTTGGGCGAATATCAAGCAAGACAAATGAAAGATCCCAAAACAGAAGTGATGGT